ACTTGTCTAGATCGCCAGAGCTTATTTGATAAGTAAAGGACGAGTTATCGCCCGAATACACAAGCGTCGCACCGGTACGCGTAAGGTTGCTGGACAACAGCTCAGCGTCCATATAAATCTCTACGTGGTCAAAGTACCTAGACTCGGGTAGCTCATAAGATATGAAGTAAGAATTGGTGTCGGGCACCACTGCCATGCCAGATACATCAAGCGACGGAGCAGAAAAAGTTTTGGTAGTAGCTGCTGCTGACGAGTAAACGCCGCCTTTGACCGCAAAAACTCTATAGCCGATAGTGCCGGTGCCGAAAGAAGAGTCTACGACAGTCATCGTAGATGCAAAGTCATCTGATGTGATACGGCCTATTAAGCTATAAGACGATGTACCGCCATCCGACCATACTTCATAAGCGTCGATACCGCTTGTAGACGACTGAGAGAAAACGATCTCAATAGTTTCGCCAACGATATTAGCCGCAGAAATAGTAGGTGCGTTTGGGGCGGACGTAAGCTGGTACCTAGAATCTCCGTCGGCGACCGTTACGACTTCTTGAATGGACTGACTGCCGTCGTTCTTCTTGAAGAACATTTTGCCATCGTAGGTATTGATGGCTACTTCGCCCAAATCAAGTTGTGCGGTAGTCGGCACATTACCACTGGTTGCCGACCGCCGCAGTTTGATGGTCTGTGTCATTTGACGCTCCTAATGAGTATATACTCGGAGATTCTACATATTTTAGCTGGGCTTACACCAGCGGCGGGTTACTTATTAGTAAGTCCCGCCATCGATAGTAGCCACTTCAAGGTCAAAACTGATCGCACCTGTCCCCCCAGTACCCGTACCGGAAATACTGCCGTCGGTAGACGAAATGGTTACCGCAGTAATGTCGCCTACGTTGCTAGTCCATCCCGCATCGTTATTGAACTGGGACAAGGCAATTTCACTAATCAACTTGCGGCGGTCTGCGCCAGCGTCGAGAAGGATTAACTCGTCTTGTGCGCCATTAACTGCCGCAGTCATGTCTGTCAGTTCTGACAGATCGACATTAAGGGTTACTGAACCACTTGCACCGCCACCTGAAAGACCAACACCTGCTGTAACATTAGTAATGTCACCGACGTTTGAAGTCCAACCAGCATCATTATTGAAAGCGCTTAGCTTGATTTCTGACGCCGCCTTGCGAGACTCAACCGTACCGTTCTGAAGGATAAACTCAGTCGTGCCTGCGATGTCCGCAGTCATATCGGTTAGTTCAGCAAAGTCTAGGCTTAAGGTAACGCCACCAGATGTACCACCACCCGATAAGCCAGTGCCAGCAGTTACACCCGTAATTGAACCAATAGGCGTTGCGGTACCGCCAACAGGAGCTGTTTCCCAGCGGTCATTGCCTTCATCCCAATAAAGGAATTGGTCTACACCAGCGCCACGATTAACGCGAATACCCGCATCTTCTGTAGGAGTGTCAGTTCCGGTTAGGTTACTGTTCAACTCAATAATGTTGTCGGCAAGGGCAATGGTTTCAGAGTTAACCGTTGTTGTTGTGCCGCTAACAGTAAGGTCGCCAGTTACAACAAAGTCACCGCCTGCTGTTACTGTTACCCCGTTACCAATCGTTACAGCAGTATCAATCTGAGGTAGACGGGCTTCAAGGTTACTGACGCTTACATCGTTATCGACTGGCGTTACCCAGCTAAACGAGCCATCGCCGTCAGATACAAGGTGCTGCCCCGACGTGCCGTTACCAGATACGTTTAGTTCCGCCGCACCCACTGAATTATCAGTAATCTGAGCCGCACCAACCGCACTAAGTGTAGCAAGCGCGCCCAAGCCCAAAGTCGTACGCTGAGCACTTGCGCTAGCGTCATCGAGCAGCGCGCGGCCAGCGGCGGTAATAGTCGCCAGCGCGTAGGTGTCAGTACCTGTGGTGTACAGCATTTTGCCAGAGGTATGAGTAAGGCCAGAAATACTTTCGAGCGCGGCGTCATACGCCTGCACATCCGTACCGATACCAAGGCCAAGATTAGTCCTTGCACCTGCCTCAGTCGTTGCCCCCGTACCCCCATTACCGACCGGAAGCGTGCCAGTAACGTCCGCTGCAAGATCAATAGCGCCGAGAGTGATCACTTGCCCACTAAGACCTAAGTAATCGTGGCTAGTGGTATTTAGCGAGACGTTTGTCGAGTTGTCTGTTCCGGCTGGATCTACGCTGATTAAGCTTCTGATCTCGGCTGCCGTAATGCCGGTGGCAAGGACAGGAGTGCCCGCGTTGTTTTTAATCGCGCCGCCGACAGGAATTGGAGTGTTGGCCGTCGAAGGGTCACCAACATAGAAAGTATCACTACCTTTCGAGTATGCTAGCTCGCCTTGGGCTAGAGTTGCGGGCGCCGATGACCCCGTGGATCGTTTGATCTTAATCGTTTGAGCCATTAGTATGCCCCTCCATCTAATGTGTCAGAATTGTTTGTGCCCGTGGAAAATAATACCCAAGCGAACACATTTGAGCTTGTTTCGCGCCAAAAATACAGATCTTCTGTATCCGTTTTGTACCACATATCGCCCTCTTTTACACCATCTGCGACGGCTTGGGGCGCGGATACCTGCCTAAAAAACTTCTGGCGAGTATTGTCAGTTAAGATAGCCTCAAATCTAGCATCCGCTGCTGACAGCGTTAGGTAATCGCTTAAATCCGCGCTCTCTAACTTATCGTTGTTAAGGTTGGTAAAGTTTGCATCTAACTCGTCATTTGTGAGCGGTGAACCTTTACCTGACCTTGTAGTAATATCTGCCATCTCAGCCCCGCTAACTAATGCTAATAGTCCATCGAATGACTAGAGTATCATCACTGCTTTTTTCAATCGCGGGGAATACAGCCCTACACAACATAGTGCCACCAGAAGCGGCGTTAAAAATACCAGCTTCGCGGAGTGTGCCTACACTTTGGGAACTTCCGAATACCCCCCGATACACAACTGTAGCGCCAGATGCGTTGGTTATGTCTAGACTCGCCCTAGTACCTACCTGTGCTTGCAGGTTAGAGTCAGCGGAAGTGGGTGTTGAAGAGTTAGAGCCCACGCCCATATGGCTCATAGCGGCGTCGCTGCTACTAACCATCCTAGAGCAAATAAACTCTAGGCCAGAGTCCACAACCAAGTTATGTTCCTGCAGCTTAATTTTCACATCGCCAACAGAATCAAACAGGATAATGTCTAAACTACCAGTTACCGCTACTTTATCCGAGATCATGACGCCCCCCTAAAATGTCCTACTTTCACCGACATAGTCGCCTTGAAAATAGAAAGGGCTAGCTGCGTAACTTTGAGCTACCGCTACCCCGGAGTCAGAAACATCTAAAGAGTCTGCAACTAGGCTCTGCAACAAGAAATTGCCTAGCACCATATCGGTGGTAACTGGCTTAACGTAGTTACTGTCCAGTGCCAAAAATGTGAAGCTGCTCTCTGCTGCGACACTTACATAAGTCGTATCGGCAGCTATGCCGGTATGTTTTACGGAAAAAGAACCGTCTACATGCTCTAGCTCACAGGCCGCACGTATGCTTTTTACATCACCTCGCGGTATGGTCCTCTTTATTACAAACTTCACTAGTCAAAATCACTACGTACTTTAAACTTAACTAAGTCGTACATTGTCTGGATGCTGCCATTAGAGAAGGTAATTTCTACCTCACCTTCGTAGTCACCCTCCGCTGTAAAAGGCGACCCAGTAAAAGGAAAGGTAACCTCGCCAGCAGATCCATCAGTTACGACACCATCCAACGTCATGGTTATGTCAGTGCTACCAAGCGGCCGAATACGAAGCGCTAGCGACGCGCCCGCTATGTTGATCGGAGCCCATGTACTAGAATCATCTTCATCATATGAAGCTTCTGTAACACCAGCATTAGAGTCTTTTAAGGTAAACCGTAGGTCCGGCATAGTGTCGCCGGTAACTAGCTTTATTGTGTCAATATATGCCATAAACTATCCCTACTTTGTTGGCGCAACGCCAGTTGTGCCCTGAACTTCTATGTTCAACGCATTCCCAAACGCGGCATAGTGCGCTTGAGCGCGCTGCGCGTTACCTGCCTGCTCGCTGTCTTTGCTATAGGCGCGATAGAGCACGTAATCCACTAGGGCATTCGCATAGATATCAGGCAAATCGACATTACCTGTCACACTTGTATAAGTTGTAGACGCGCCGGGCTCACTTATAGCTGCCGGGTACGACGAATAATTAATCTCCAACTGCGCAGTATCAGCTGCAGGGGGGTACACATAAAAAGCGGTAGGCTCTCTGGCGTCATACATGTAATGCGCGATGTTGATGGACTCCGCCTTCGAGTACCAATTGGGCACCTGAACATCTAACAAAGACCGCTGAACCATGTTTACATGGCTCTTGTTACTGCCTGTAGCCACGTTGCGGACTACGTCCAGCAGTTTGATGCCATCAGCCGGAAGTGACTGTCTTGGCCCTGCAGTGCACGTAAATGTAGCGCTCGTATTTGATGCGTCAGGGCGGAACATTACAAGCTCCCGCTGCCCGTCATTTAGGTAACGAACTAGTTCGTCAGTAGTCCAGCGGACAGCTGTTAAGTCTTGCAGCGTAGTCGCCGCCCTCTGAATTATACTTTGTGCAGTTACGGCCACTGTTTACCTCACCAAAGGTCTAATCTTTACGCGAGAACCGCCGCGCACCTTACCTTGAAAACTTTCAATCCTAGCTTCGTGGCGCTGCGCACGGGCTCGATTGCTCATCTCCACAGACAAGGCGGGGTTTGAAAACAAAGTTTCGGGCATCCCAGACAAACGCGCAATTGCTTCCATGGCTATGGCGTCTCCCCAGTAGTCGAACAAGTCATTCTCTACAACGGTAGCCGATCGAGTAGGCGCAAAAGACGCAGATACTTCAACCGGGTAGCGGGCGTCTGGTAATACGTTAAAACGCAGTGTCAGAGTTTCATCTATTCGGCGGGTATAAAACCCGGTAGGTTTACCTTCTCTGACAGACAGCCTATATGAGTCTTCCTCAAAAACGCCGCTTATCGGATCACCATCAAGGCGGACAGCCAGTATTTTAGCTATTCGCAGACTTTTGTGTGGGGTGTCTAGATCGTAGTCATTTAGATCCGCACGAGTGTAAAACGTGTCTAGCGACCGCCTCATAACGGCAGTGCTGTCACAAAAATCGATAGCAGCGTCTAGAATTGCCTGAGACGCCGTTGGTTCTGGACAGCCTTGGACATAAGGCATGACGCGCGAAAAGAACTTATCGATACTAATCATGGCAACGCCCAGACGCTATTTAAGTCATTGAATTTTATCAGCTAGTCTTGTTTTTTGCGAGTTTTAGGTGCGGCCTTACGAGCGGGCTGTTTTGCCGCTTTGGCTTCGCTTTCCTTAACATTCAACTCGTAGGACAGTCGCATACCTTCATCGGTAGGTACCCACTCGTTTTCTTGCAACCGCCCCACTATAACAACTTTGCCGCCGTGTCTGACGCGCGCTTTGTTAGCTAGGATCTCGCCTTTTTGTTCTTTTACGAATTTTTCTACATCCATGTCTAATCTCCAAATAAAAAGGGACTCCGAAGAGTCCCTTTGACTATAACACCTGATTAAGTTGGAGAGCCAACCTGCGCAACTACAAGCGCTTCGGGCTTAACAACTTTACGTCCGTAGACAGCCAGACCACGAACGATGTCGCCGAAGTCAGTCTGGTTACGGAGGGGCTCAGTCTTGTTGATTGTCATAGCGAATGAAGTCGCGTGGTTAGTACCTGCGACCATCGTACGACGAGCGTGTGCATCAGTCAGAGTAGCGCCACCAGAAGTAGCATCCAAGCCAGATACAAGCGCTTTGCCTGCTTCACCTTTTGGAAGTAAGTTAGAGACGTATACAGAGAAACGATCCAACATACCGATCTTGCCAGTACGGATAGTGCTAGACGCATCACCCATAAAGTTGGCTTGAGCAATGTCTGACTGCATAAGCAGGTGACGCTCGAAAGGTGAGATGATCAACCAACGGCCATCTTCTGGGACGTTTTGCTCGTCAAGAACAGAAGACATACGGAGGATTGCGTCAAGTACATTACCGGCGTTAGTCTCGTCGATAGGAGCTAGGTCAGTTCCAAGGTTGTAAGCCGCAGAGATTTCACCTGCAGTAGCACCTTCGTTAGCAGCGTCAGGACCTTCAGTTACGAAAGAGTTGAAGAATACTTCGTTCTCGATCGCGATCTTGAGCTGCTTAGCAGCGTCTTCTGTGAACATGTTCATCAAGTCCATATCAGACTGATAAGCAAGAACGTCGTTCACCTGAACGCCGAAGTACTTACCCTTGTTGATCTGCATGTCTTGGAAGATCGGAGTGGGTACTTCATAGCTCAGAGTCTGGCCAACAGTGTAGTCAGAGATGCTGATTGAAGGCGCAGTACGAATACGTACAGTATCGCCTTGGTTTTGCAATTCACCTTCGTAGTCTGTGTTGCAGATCTCAGAAAGGATAGTGTTCTGGTAGAACTTCGCGAGAAGCTTGCCTGACCAGAGAGTTGGGATAAACGAACCGGAGTACGTTGGGTTGGTAGTAAAACTACCTTGGGTTGGGTATACCGTAGCCATAATGGCCTCCTAAAACAGATTGGTTAATTACGCTACTACACGCCCTTGCATGTAAGCAGCATCAATTTCAGCTTCAAGTTTGTTGGCCTCTTCTAACTTACCGGTGCTATTTAGCATGGCAGCTTTCTTAAACATCCGTTGAATGTCGCCATTCGTGTATGTTTTGCCCTTCTGCGACGCAGGCGTAGCGTTAGCGGCAGTGCGAACAGGCTGAATCTGACGCTCAAGCTCTTGGACAGCGGGTGCATCTTGGGCGGGCTCTTCCTTGACCATGCTAGATCTGAACATGTCAACGTAGTATGCAACGCCTTCGGCATCCCCTGACTGATAAGCTTGAAGAGCAATGGTACGGCGCGGTGCACGTAACACCGGGTCTACTTCGTCTAGCCATGCAATCCAGTTTGGATCGGAATCCAACTGCTGGAAATCTGGTACTAGCCTATGTAGCCTAGCTTCAAAAGTAGTCTCGCTGATGCGGTTGTCTGTATCACCAAGCAAGTTTCGCAACTCGTTGTTCTCAGACTGAAGCGCTTCAAGTCTACCTTCAAACTCCGCCGCAACTTCGCGGGCAACCTTACGCTGAACTTCAATAAGGTCTTCCCCAAAGTTTTGCACGTCTTCATCAGTAACCAACTTCTGTTCCTGCTTCGGTGCAGCCTCAGCTTTTTGCGTCAAAGACTCCTTGAGCGTTTCTAGCTCCTTCGTCAATGTCTTAACTTGAGAATGCAGTTGTGGAACCTCTTTGTCGTACATGCCTTGTAGGGTCTTGTACTTCTGCTTCCACACAGCAGGATCTTCATCAGTATTTTTTGGCTTTGCCTCCTGTACAGGTTCAGGCTTAGAAACTGATTCTGCCTCTACTCCTTGTTGCTCTGCTTCCTCGACAACGGGTTCAGCTACGGGTTCCTCAGAAGGCGCTGCCTCCTGCGCTACTTCCGCAACCTGCTCCGCCTCTCCGGCAAGCTGCTGTTCAAGTTTCTCGATTTCCTCTATTTTCTTTGCTACCTGCTTAGGTATAGCCATTTCCAAACTCCTTTAAGCTCCAACTCTGTTTCACGCTCCTCTCGGTATGCGATCTACGTAATGGTTTGCTAGGACTAAAATACGCGTCAAAGACGCTCCAACACCTCTTGCGATTCGTGAACCGCTTCGAGGAATTCTTTAAGGATAGTCGCCTTGCCCTGAAGCCGGTGTATTGTCGATGGATCGTCGGCCTTAACGAGGCTATCCAAAACCTCCGCTAACTTGGCCTCGAACAACTCCAATAGCGCCTTATTCTCGGGCGACTTACAGCGCACAAGCGCCATAAGTTGTTGTTTTTCGGGCTTATATCCTAAAAACAAGCTCATATATACGCTCTAGCAACTTGTCCGTCAAGAACCGTTAGGTCTAGGGGATACAAAGTTACTATCACGACCTCCTACGGGTGACCCGTCGGGTAGAACATTCTGTGGCGGAGCAGGTGGTGGACCCTGCTGAGGACCCTGCTGAGGACCCTGCTGAGGACCCGCCATTTGCCCTGACATGGCCATTAGCTGTTGCTGCAGCTGTTGGATAACCATCGCCTGTTGTTGCAGCTGTGAGGCTGTCTGACGGTCTGGGACGATGCGGTCAGGGTTAGTGTTTAGATTAAGTGCTGCGTCACGCAACAACTCAGCCGCCCCGTCCATGCCAACGATCTGTTGAGCCATCGGACTAGTGAGGACAAGCTGTAAGAACTCGTTCCGCCGGATCGCCTCAGCTTCTTTAACTACCAAGCTGGTTGCTCCGCGCGCGCTGATATGGAGATCCCCCACCAAGTCAGGGTCATCGGCGTATCGTAGATTGTCATGATACAGGCGCTCTACGGCCGGAACGATGATGTTTTTATCAATGTTATTGATAACCTGCTTGATGCCCTTACCTGCGTTTGAGATAAGCATAGAGAGCCCAGAAGACGTTCTACTGGCTCCGGGCGTGTGACCCCCAGTCATGTACTTGGGAATCATTGTGTCTTCGTCAGCGCGCTCTGAGAACTTCTCAAAGACGGCCATCAGCTCCTGCGCGTTACTGCTGGGCTGGAAGAAAGAGAGGGGTGGTGAACTGTCGTTGTACTCAGAGCTACGGAACTGCCAGATCTTCCATGGGTGCATCTCAGAGATGTCTTCCCCAGTGGGCAACCGACTGATGTTCACACCTACCTGTGGGCCAGATGAAATGCCCATGTTGTTAGCGAGTGCTCTCGCTGTAGCGTTGACCATTGCTTGCGAGTCGCGGCACAGGTCCGCTACACCCTTACCATCTACAGAGCCGGGCTTCGACTCATAAGAGGTGAGGTAGTACGGCTTACGACCCAGTGGGTCATAGTTAAGTACGGCACGGATAACAGTGTTACCGATCAGCCACACCTCGCATGGGTAGTTAAGTGACGCGTCCTCGATCTCTTCCTCGGGTACACCCCACTCAAGAAGCAGGCTACCGGGGATGCTGTCCCACAGCTGTAGCGCGTCTACCAGATCGTCAGTGTTAACGGCCTCTGGCTCGTACTTGCCCTCAGCGTCCGCTTTCGCAGAGTCTAGCCACAACCACTCGTTGAGCATGCCTTGGTTAAAGTCAGCTAGCACCGTGCGAATGGCGTCGTCATTGTAGCCGGGTACACCCAACAGGCTCTGCAAGTCGTCTGCCGTCATGCGGTGGCGCTCGATCACATACCCGTCGTTGAGGTTCCACGCCCACGGTGCCCAGTACAGATTGAACGGGTCGACGCGCTCCCACTCATTTCGGATCACTACTTGCGGCTCTAATCGTCCATCTTGCCACTTCATCACCTTGCGGCGACGCTTGATGGGCCCTTTCATTACCGCGAACGGGAACGTGACGATGTCGTCGATAAAATCCTTGAACGCCTGATACCACCCACCTTCGAGTAGCTGGTCTTCC